TGTCTAAAAACAGACGCAGACAGACGCAGAAAGAGAGAATGAATGTGGGGTAAAAGGGATACGGAGTAATATATTATACACCCAGTACACCCGTACACCCAGTACGTACTTTCAGGTAAACAGCCGGCTTATTTTGAGCTTTTGGGGTGTACTTCTTGTAGTACACCCGATACACCCGAGAAAATAGCTCAAATTCAGTACCACCAGTGACGTAGGATGGCCTTGGCGCGATTTCTCTGGGTCTAGGGGGCTAACGATGGCACTGCGACTTAGGAATGTCGATATCACCCACCTCGCAGCGCAGTTGCCTCCACCTCCTCGCATCTACTCGGTCTCTGCCCAGATGGCTGAACTGCAAACGACGCCCGACGAGGATCGATTCGAGACAAACCTCTGCGCCCACCGCAAGCTCCACCCCCTGCTGATACGACTCGATCTCGAGCTGCAGATCTGGGCACCCTGGGCTAAACCTACTTTCTCTACAGGGTTTCCCACCCGCTGGGTTACTGAACGAATGACTGAGGGGGGCATCCCTGATAAGGGCGGGGGTAAGATCCCCCTTCCGGTTTGGCCTGAGAATGTCGCCGCAGCTGATGCAGCAATCTCACATCTGCCGACGCGACACATAGCAGCTGTAATGGCGAACTACTTTCATATGTCACTCCCCTGCGAACGGCGCTCGAAAATCTACGAACAGCTCGCACGCTTTCTTGCTCGCACACGCCCGCAGCATGTGAGGACGGCCTCGTGGACTACTGGGTCAGAGTCTTTCCGCCGCGACCTTGATCGTGCGAGGTGGACCCTGAGAGCTCTGCTCAATGTATGACTCTTCTCCTGACTCAATGACCCCCACCTTTGTGATTGCCACCGGGACTATTTCTAATCCAGTCTACTTCACCCGCGATGGTAAGTTCTCCCCTCATATCGAACGGGCGCGACGATTCTTCCTACAAACAGCAGCTGAATCATGCGCCCGGGGAATGCGGTGTCCCTGGCGTATCGAGCAGAAAACCTGGGGAGATCTGCCTTAGTTCGTTTGGCTCTTGAGAAAAAATTTTCGACCCATTCGAGGTTACCGATCAATCGGTTAGTCCGAATGCGCGGCGATTCGATTTAATGACCGCATTTAAGTAGCGTAAGGTGCCTAGCGTCCGATAGTCAGAACCCCGGATCTGTTCCGAATCAACTTACTATGTCTCGCAAATCACCCCGCGGACGCAAACCTCGCACCGGCCGACCGACTGGCGTGCGCCTCAACAAGCGCCAGGCTGAGTCGACGTGCGAGAAGATCCGCGCTACGTCGCTGATCAACCGGCTCGAGGCCTTTGTGCTGGGAGAGAAGCTGCCGCAGACCAAGCGCAAGATCGTTCTCACCCGCGATCAACTGAAGGGTGCGGAGCTCCTGCTCGAGCGCTCGATTCCCGTGCTCTCACGTAGTGAAGTCTCCGGGCCTGACGGCGGGCCGATCGCCACGCGCGACGACACGCCGGGGCTCGGGGGCGTCAAGGGGGCGCTCGCCAATATGCTGGCGCGGGCGGTGGCCGGTGAACGCGCAGCTAAGGACTAGCGACTTCGAGCTTGTCCCCCCGGCCTTCGACTTCCTCTTAGGTCCTGGCCGATACAAAGTCCCCTGGGGCGGTCGCGGAGGCGCTAAGTCCTGGTCGGTCTCTCGCGTCCTGACAGGCCTCGCTGCGATTCACCCTCTGCGCATACTATGCGCTCGCGAGTACCAGGCCAGCATCGCGGACTCGGTGCACCGACTGCTGGTCGATCAGATCGACAACCTCGGGCTACTCGACGAGTACGACGTAGGGAAGACGGAGATCGAGACGCGTTGCGGGTCGCAGTTTATCTTCCGAGGTCTTCACATCAACCCCCGAGGGATCAAGAGTCTCGAGGGCGTTGATATCGCCTGGGTGGAGGAGGGCGACACCTTTACGAACGACAGTTGGGAGAACCTCATCCCGACGATAAGGAAGCCGGGCTCCGAGATCTGGGTAACGTTTAACCCGCGCCGTGAGATGGACCCGACCTACCAGCGGTTCGTAAGGAACCCTCCACCTGACGCGGTGGTGCGCAAGATTAGCTGGCGGGACAACCCGCATCTTACCACGGAGCTGGCCGCGGAACGCGACTACCTGCTGCGCGTAGACCCGGATGCCTATGCGCATGTGTGGGAAGGCGAGTGCCAGGTCCATGGCGAGGCGGTCGTGTTCCACGGCAAGTGGCGTGTCGAGGCGTTCGAGCCGAAGCCTGACTGGTCCGGTCCGTACTTTGGCGGGGACTGGGGCTTCGCGCAGGATCCCACGGCCTTGGTCAAGATGTGGGTATACGAGAACGTGCTCTACATCGAGTACGAGGCCTATGCGATCGGCCGCGACATTGACAAGACTCCGGCGCTGTTCGAGCTCGTCCCCGGTAGCGATAAGGAGATCATCCGCGCCGACAGTGCGCGCCCCGAGACCATCAGCTACATGCAGCAGCACGGGTACCCGCGCATGCGGGCGTGCGAGAAGTGGAAGGGGTGCGTCGAGGACGGCATCGCGCACATCCGCAGTTACGAGCGCATCGTGATTCATCCGCGCTGCACCCATGCGCAGCAGGAGGCACGACTCTACTCGTTCAAGGTGGACCGCCTTACAGGCAACGTGATGGCGGAGGCGGAAGACCGGCACAACCACATCTGGGACTCGGTGCGCTACGGTCTGGAGCCGGTGATCAAGCGCCGCAGGAGTTCGTTCGGATGAAATGCCTGGAGCCGGAGTGCGAGTGCGAGGTCGAGCCGCGGCCCGCTGACGGCCACGCCGGCCGCGCTCGCCGGTACTGCAGGGGCCACGCTTCTCCCACGGCCCGGGCGCTGTGCAGCTGGCGGAGGGCGAAGGCTGGGCTGCCGCCGCTGTGCCCGAGCACCAAGAGCCTGAATCCGAAGTCCCGTGCCCGCCACCCTTAAGCCCGTCTACCCATCGCAAGCGGTGCGCGCCTGGTACGCGCGCCGGCTGCAGCAGCTCGCGCGGGCGATGGCGGTGGAGATGTTGGAGGTACTGAAGAAGTTTGATCCGACGGCCCCTTCCGTTGACGAACCGGTAACAGTCCCCTCCTCCCCCGAGGGTGCGAGGCTGGCAACGGTCGGGGCCGCGTTCGACGAGGCGCCCGAGGTGGCGCTGCGCCGGGCGTTCGCCGAGTGGGGCGTGCGGTGGGAGGAGCGGTTCGACCGCATGGCGGCCGACATGGCGAAGCTGTTCGTGCGGCGATCGCGCCGCTACGTAGACGCCGCTTTCAAGCGCCGGCTCCGCGACGCCGGGTTCACCGTGCGCTTCGCCCCCAGCGCCGGCATGGTGACCGCGCACCAGGCGATGGTGGCGGATAACGTGGCGCTGATCCGCAGCATCCCGCGGCAGTTCCACCGCGGGGTCGAGAAGCTGGTCGCGACGGCCGTGATGAAGGGCGGGGCGCAGCGCGAGCTGTCGAAGGGGCTGCGGCAGCGGTACGGCGTGACGTACCGCCGGGCGGCGATCATCAGCCGCGATCAGACCAACAAAGCCAAGGCGGTGCTGGAGAACACGCGGCGGCAGGAGCTGGGCGTGACGGAGGCCGTCTGGATCCACTCCCACGCCGGCAAGGTGCCGCGGCCCGAGCACGTGCGGTGGGGGCGGGAGCGCAAACGCTACGACCTCGCCAAGGGCATGTGGAGCGAGGTGGACCAGGAGTGGGTGTTCCCTGGCACGCCGATCAACTGCTTTCCGGGAGACTCACAGGTCCAGTTCGCTGATCGTGTGAGAGTAGCGTACCGGCGTTGGTACAGCGGTGAGGTGACCGAGCTGGTTACGGACTCTGGTAAAGCGGTACGCGCGACACAGAATCATCCAGTTCTTACGCCGCAAGGTTGGGTCGCCGTAAAGTCGCTCCAGGAAGGCGACTATGTGTGGCAAGTTCCCGATGAGGGGATCTGCAGTAGCGAGTTTGCGTCCTCGTCGTCCAGCTCGCGGCGTGAATTTAACGTAGACCAACGCGTACCCGCTATCTCTGAGGTGTTTGGCGCGCTCGATGCCGCCCGTAAACTTCGCGTGATCAAGAAGACTTTTAGCGAAGACTTCCACGGCGACGCAGTCGCCGATGGCGATGTCGATGTTGTATTTGCCGCACGGCCGCTGACCTTCGGTGGGGAGTTGGTGCGTTTGCAGGGCTGCCAGGAGTTCGCGCTCCCCTCTACCGACGATCCGAGACTTCGCGCGAGCTTTCGTAAGCAACTCGGCTTCTCCGGCCTTGCTTCCGCGGCGCGCAGCATTGGCAGCGCGCGCGAGGCGTTTGCGCTCCGCCTTGGTAGCGCGACTCATGCGCACGAACATGGCGTCGCTGCAACCTCGCACGGAGCCGCCGGCGAACTTGATCCTGGCGACTATTGCACCTCTGGCAATACCGTGTTGTCTCGCCAGCGAGAGCACGGATACACCGGCTTCGTGTTGCCGGCGAAGCTCGCGCGACTCGTCAGGGTCGTACGTATGAAGTTTGAGGGCCATGTGTATAACCTCGAGACCGCCAGTGGGTGGTACATTGCCGGTGCTATTATAGCGCATAATTGCCGCTGCATCAGCCGGCCGATTATCCCTGAAGAAATGGAACGCGCCTCGGAGCGCACAGCCGTAAGGCGAGGAACTTCCCCCCGTGTTCAACCGTCTCCTTGACCTGCTGCGCCGCAAGCGCCCCGCCGCCGCCGCTGCGCCTGAGCCCAGGAGCCGCGCCGACAAGTACGAGGGCAACTCGGTGTCGAGCCGCATGCTGCGCGCGCAGCAGGAGCTTGAGCGTCGCCAGGTCGAGGCGTTCCAGGCGGCAGCGCGCGCGGCGTTCGACCGCATCCAGGTGTGGCGCCCGCCCGTCGCCGGCGCCGCGATGGACGCCAAGGACCCGCTGGTCACACTATCCTCCGCGATGGATGACGCGGACTCCGGCCTCCCCGCCTTCAAGCAAGCCGTGCTGCAGGCCGGGCAGCAGCTGTCGCTCATACCCTGGTTCATGCGCCAGGGGTTTATCGGCTACCAGAGCGCCGGGTTCATCGCGCAGCACTGGCTCGTGTACAAGGCGTGCGCCGTGCCGGTGGACGATGCGATCCGCAACGGCTACGAAATCACCACGGTCTCGGGTGAGGACATCCCCGAGGAGGCGCTGAAGCTGATTAAGAGCGCCGACCGCCGGCACGGCATGATCAAGGGCTTGAGAGAGTTCGGCACCAAGGGCCGCATCTTCGGCATACGCATCGCGCTGTTCGAGGTGGAGAGCAAGGACCCGGCGTACTACGAGAAGCCCTTCAACATCGACGGCGTGACCGCGGGCTCCTACAAAGGCTTTAGCCAGGTGGACCCCTACTGGTGCGCGCCGATTCTGGATATCACGTCGGCCGCGGTGCCCACCAACCGCAACTTCTACGAGCCCACCTGGTGGCTTATCGGCAGCCGGCGCGTGCACCGCAGCCACCTCGTGATCTTCCGGTACGCGGAACCGGTGGACGTGCTGAAGCCGATGTATATGTTCGGCGGCGTGCCGCTGCCGCAGATGATCATGGAGCGGGTGTACTGCGCGGAGCGCACGGCGAACGAGGCTCCGGCGCTGGCGCTGTCCAAGCGCACCACGGTGTGGCTGACGGACATGGCGAAGGTCATGGCGGACTCAGAAAAGGCGGAGACGGTGGTGCAGAACTGGATCGCGAACCGCGACAACTTCGGCATCAAGATGGGCGACAAGGAGACCGAGGACTTCAAGCAATTCGACACCCCGCTCGCGGACTTCGACGGGCTGGTGTTTACGCAGTACGGGCTGGTGGCCGCCACCGCCGGCTGCCCGATCACCAAGCTGCTGGGCACCACCCCGGGCGGCTTCGCGGCCACGGGGGAGTACGACGAGGCGAGTTACCACGAGATGCTGGAGTCGATGCAGGAGCGGGACTTCACCCCGTTCGCGCAGCGGCACCACGCGCTGGTGATGAAGTCGGAGGTGCTGCCGAAGTTCAAGGAGCTCGCGGACGCCGAGATCATCGTCAAGTGGCACGAGCTGGACGCGCTGACGCACGTGGAGCGGAGCCAGGTGAATCTCAACAAGGCGGAGACCGGCGCCTCGCTCATCGCCTCCGGCGCCCTTTCGCCAGTCGACGAGCGCGCGCGCGTGGCCGGGGACAAGGATTCCGGGTACCACGGCATCGGCAAGGACCTGGAGACCGAGGACCTGCCAGACCTGGACGACCCGGACGCTGCGGCCGAGGCTGCCGGTCCCGCGCGCCGCGCGGCCAAAGCGGACGTCGCCCGGCAGCAGGACAGCAAGGGCAAGGGGAACGGCAAGGACAAGGGCAAGCCGGCGGGGTCCTGAGTGGGTACGAAATTCGCCGCCGGGCAGCACGTCAAGTGGGCGAGCACCACGAGCGCGCACTGCTTCCACGGCACCATCGTCAGCCGCCTTGGCGACAAGCACTACCTGGTGGCGGACCGCACCGGGTTGCGCCCGCGCATCGTCACCGCGCGCCGCCTGCAGTCGGCCACGGTGTACACGGCGTTTGGTGCGACTGTGGCGTAAATCGAAACAAGTAGCAGAGGTACACAATGGCACAGCGCGTCACAGTCACCGTCGGCACCTGGCAGAACATCGGCACGGGGCCGGCGATCGTGCAGTTGATCTCCCCCGACGCCGCGGGCCTCGAGGTCATGGTGGAGTGCCAGACCGCGCAGCCCACGGGCATTGACGGTGTGGTGCTGAGCTCGGAGAACCCCACCGTCAAGTTCAGCCTCGCGCAGGCCATCTGGGCGAACGCGATCCAGGGCAGCGCGGTGCTGGACGTGCAGCCGGACGTAGCGGGGTAATCAGACATGGCAACCAGGCAGAGACTGCTGAAGAAACCCATCGCGCAGCGCCGCGCCGATCGAGCGCTGATCGACAACGAACGAGCGCTGCTCACCAACGACCAGCAGGTCGTCGCGGTCGAGCGGCAGGTGTACGCCGACCGCGAGCGCTACAAGGCCGTGGTGATGAAGGTTCTCGAGTGGTGCTCGCTCGAGCCCGGCGAGGACAAGGAAGCCGCCGCGCAGGCGCTGCTCGGCCTCGCAAAGACCGCGGTGGTCAGCGAGGGCCGGCCGCTGACGGTGCCCTGACGTGCCTCTCCTCAGCGGCTCCAGCAAGGAGACCATCGCCCACAACGTCAGCGAGATGGAGAAGGCCGGCCACCCGCACAAGCAGGCCGTGGCTGCGGCGCTGCGCAACGCCTACGACTCCGGCGCCGGGGTCCTGCTGACGCACGGCGATCGCGCGCTGTTCCTCAAGCGCGGCCCGCGCGCCCGCGACCACGCCGGCGAGTGGTGCTGCGCGGGCGGCTCGATCGAGGGCGGCGAGACCGCCGAGCAGGCCGCCGCGCGCGAGACGCAGGAGGAGACCGGGTACCCGACGGGCGACCTCACGCAGATCGACGAGGGCGCCGGCTTCGCCACCTTCCGCGCGAACGTGGACGAGGAGTTCGCGCCCAAGCTCAACCACGAGCACACCGAGCACCTGTGGGCGCCGCTCGACGACCCGCCGCACCCGCTGCACCCGGGCGTCGCCGCGACGCTGCGCAAGCTGCTGACTGCAGAGGCGCAGGACGCAGGGCGGGAGCAGGAGCTTGAAGCGCAGAAGAAGGCGGCGGCCCTGATTGCCGCTGATGCGATTGGCCGGGCCCACGACCGCCGCGAGTACGACACCAACGGCTGGTTCGAGGTGCTGGACAACCCGCTGTCCAAGGTCGGCGTCTACAAGTACAGCGAGGCCAGCATCCTGCGGGGCGGCGACCCGCGCAAGATGGTCGGCGTCTTCCGCAGCGAGCAGGAGCTGGGGAACGCGGACACTGTAGCCAGCTTCCGCCTCATGCCCTGGATCGACGACCACCCCGCGACGCTGCTGGGCGACAAGGACAAGGGGCTGATGCCGGCGGAGGACCACGGCGTGCAGGGCGTGATCGGGGAGAAGACTTACTTCCGCGACGGCACGCTGTACGGCAACATCAAGGTGTTCTCCGAGGCCCTGGCGAAGAAGCTCGCCAGCGGCAAGCGCGAGCTGTCGCTGGGGTACCACTGCGACTTCGTGCCCGAGGTGGGCGTGTTCGAGGGCGAGCCGTACCAGTTCGTGCAGAAGAACCTGCGCGGCAACCACGGCGCCTCGGTCAAGTCCGGGCGCATGGGGTCGGAGGTGTACGTGCACGACGCGGCCGAGCCGCTGCGCCTGGCGTTCGCGCTGGACCTGGGTCCCGGCGCCGTCGCCGCCCCCGCCGCCGTCACCACGGGCAGCATGGCGACCCCGGCGCAGTTCCTGCAGAGCTTCTTCCCGCGCAGGGACGAGCTGGAGGAGCGGTTCGACGTCGACACGCTGCGGTTCATTGAGGATTCGTTCGGCTCGCTCACGGGCGAGCTGGAGAAGAAGGGTTACTCGAAGGAGTACGCGACCAAGGTCGCCGGAAAGGTTGCCGCCGAAAAGGGCATGGCTGGTCACGACTCATTAGGAGCACATTCCATGGCAGACGAGAAAGGCGACAAAGGCGACAAGGGCGAGAAGGGGGACAAAGGCGAGAAGGGCGACGTCAAGGACCCCAACAGCAAGAAGGAAGACCCGGACGAGAAGCGCGACACCAAGACCGAGTCGTCAGACGCTGAGTCCGACGAGAAGGAGTCCGCCAAGGACGCCGCCGAGGAGGACAAGGACAAGGACGACGACACCAAGGAGGCCAAGGACCGCCGCCGCGCCCGCGACAAGCGTGCCGGGGCTCGCGACGAGCGCAAGGCCGCTCGCGACAAGTCGGCGAAGGACGCCGCCGCGAAGGCTGCAGCCGACGCCAAGGCCGCCGCAGACGCCAACAGGGGCAAGGGTATGGACGCCGCCGAGGTCGCCGCGCTGGTCGACAAGCGGGTGGCAGCGGCCACTGCCGCGGTCGTGCCGGCCATCCGCAAGGAGGAGGCCGCGAAGCACAAGCTGTACGACCGGCTGTCGCCCATCGTCGGCGCGTTCGACGGGGCGGAGATGTCGCACGTCGAGATGGCGGCGTACGGGCTGAAGAAGCTCGGCGTGCAGGACGCGGCTGAAGACCCGGTCACCGCGCTGGACTTCCTGCTGCTCGGGCGCACGCAGGTGGCCGAGGCGCAGGCCGGCCGCCGTCCGCTGCAGGTCGTAGGCGGTGCCGCGCAGGACGCTTCCGGCGACACGTTCATGGACCGCTACGTCAAGGCCGCCTAACACCCCCACCTCTCCCTCAACACCGCGCCAGCCGCGGAGGAAGTTTTCACATGCCCCTTCAGAGCACTGTCAACGTTGACCTCAACCTCGGGGTCGTGGGCGACTTCGCCCTGGATGAGCCGTCCCGCGTCACCCCGGTCACGTTGGCCGTGGCTGGCGCGATCGGCCAGTTCTTCACCATCGCCAACCAGACCGGGCTCGGCAGCCCCGGGGTCGCGCTCGCCGCCGGCACCATCATCCTCGGCGGCATCGCCGTGCTGCCGAAGATCGAGCCGCTGTTCGGCAGCTCGGCCTACAACCCCCTCAACCCCAACCTCAACGTTGCGGCCGAGGAGCAGGTGGCGCTGCTGTCGCTCGGCAGCTGCATCGTGTACATCCCCAACGCGTGGAACGAGGGCGACTTCGTGTCGTACACCATCGCGACCGGCGTGATCCAGACGTACAGCCCCAGCGGTTCCTTCGCCGGCGGCAACGCGCAGATCCCCAACGCCGTCATGGTCCGGTTCGGCAGCGCGACCGCTGGACTCGGCATCGTTCGCCTGACCAACTAATCGCGAGCCGTTTCAAAACCAGGAGACCATCACAATGTCCGCCCTTGCATCAGTCAGTCACTCGCGGCTCGCGCCCAACCAGGTCAAGCCGCTGGCCCTCTCCACCAAAGACCTCCCGGATCTTGCCGCGGTGAGGCTGCTGGAGCGGATCGGGATCGGCTTCGAGCCGGCTTACCTGCGCGACGCCACACGCGTGGCGATGGACGCGCTCGCCGCGATGGACGCGTGGACCACGCAGTACTTCCCCAGCGTCGCGAACCCCGCCGCCGTCAGCACCGGCAGCATCGTGGCACCCATCCAGTTCCTGCAGAACTGGCTCCCGGGGTTCATCAAGGTGCTCACCGCTGCGCGCAAGATCGACGAGCTGATCGGCATCGAGACCATCGGCAACTGGCGGGACGAGTGGATCGTGCAGGGGATCGTGGAGCCGATGGGCAACATCGACGTCTACAAGGACAGCACCAACGTGCCGCTGGCCGACTGGAACGTGAACTGGGTCGAGCGCACCATCGTGCGCTTCGAGGCCGGCGTGCTGGTCGGGCGCCTCGAGCAGGCGCGCGCCGCTGCGGCGATGATCAACTCGGACGCCGAGAAGCGGGCGGCGGCGGTGCTGCGGCTGGAGATCTGGAGGAACCTGGTCGGGTTCTACGGCTTCAACTCCGGCCTCAACAACACCTACGGCTTCCTCAACGACCCGGCGCTCCCCTCCTACGTCACGGTGGCGGCCGGCGCGGGCGGCAGCACCTGGGCGGTGAAGACGTTCCTGGAGATCACCCAGGACATCATCACCGGGATGAACCAGCTGCAGATCCAGAGCCAGGACGTGATCGACCCGTACGAAGTGGCCACCACGCTCGCCATCCCGATGACCAAGGCGCAGCAGTTGTCCAAGATGAACGAGCTGGGCACACTGGACGTGCGGATGTGGCTGGCGAAGACGTACCCGAAGTGCCGGGTGGTCTCCGCCCCGCAGCTCGCGGCGGCCAACGGCGGAGCGGACGTGTTCTACCTCTACGCCGACACGGTGGAGGACGGCGGCACGGACGACAAGCGCACCATTGCGCAGATCGTGCCGGTGAAGTTCATGGCGCTGGGCGTCGAGCAGCGCGCCAAGGGCTACATCGAGGACTTCACCAACGCCACCGCTGGCGTGCTGGTGAAGCGGCCGTACGCCGTCGTGCGGTACACGGGAATCTGAGGCGCGGGCCGCGGGCAGCGCTTAACCAATCAGGAGTAGATTTCAATGAGCAAGTATGTCATCTCAACCCTTGCCGCCGACAACACGTACGCCAACTGGAACAAGAGCGATGGCGTCAACACCATCAACCGCAAGGTCCTGGTGCGCGGAGGCGCGGGCATCCGTCCGCGCGGCGGCGTCGCCCCGGAAGGGGTGCAGACGGAGGTCTCGGACGAGGACGCCGCGTACCTCGCCACGCACCCGCAGTTCATGGAGCACGCCGAGCGCGGGTTCGTGCGCATCGAGAGCAGCGAGCGAGACCCGGACCGGTCGGCGCGGGAGATGGAGCGGGACGGCTCGCGCCCGCGGACCGCGGCCGACGTGGCGGAGGACAACCGCCGCGCCAACCGGGACCAGACCGACACCGCGGCAGTGCAGGCCGTGACCAACAGGCGGGCGGGCGTGGCTGACGACGCCCCGCCTGCAGGGCAGCCCGGGACCAACAAGCGGTAGCCCGGCTTCATCCCTTCTCCACCGTTCAACCGAGGTACTCTGCAATGAAACGTTACGCGCTGATGATTGCCGCCCTGGTGGCGCTCGCCTGCCTGGGCTCCCCCGCCAGCGCGCAGGTGCCCGGGGGGCTGATGCGTTTCGGCACGAACGGTGCCTTTGCGCCGCAGGCCGGGAACTGTCTAAGCATCCTGGCGATGAACTCCAGCGGCCAGACGGCGACGGACTCTGCCGCCCCGTGCTTCGCCACGTACCTGCCGACCGCGTACACCAACGCCACGACCGGCTACACCGCGGTCTTGACCCTTCCCACGGTGCAGGGGAACACCGTGCTGCGGGGGGAGTGCACGCTGACGTACGCGGTCAGCAGCACCTCCGGTACCGCGACCTTTGCCATGGGGGCGAGCGCCGCGCCGACCAACCTGTGGGTCACGGGCGCCCCGACCACGGGCGTGCTCGTCGTGCCGACGTTCGCGACGATCACCACCACGGCGACCACTGCGGTCACGGGAGCGCTGGTGACCACCACGGCGGCCGCTACCTACCAGGTGTACCTGTCCTTCATGCTGGTGAACGGCGCGGCGCCGAACACGCTGACGGTGTACGCGGAGAGCAACAACGCCTCCTACACCGTGACCGTGGAGCCGGGCAGCTCCTGCCAGTGGATCCCGTAGGTGTGGGGATCGGACGTCGTCCCGCCCGTCTACGCTGACGGGAACTTCATCTCGCAGTTCCCCGCCTTCGCCCGCCTCACCGCGGCGCAGCGCGAGCTGGCGTGGAACCTGGGGGCTAACTGGATGAGCCAGTCCCCGGCGAGCTGGGGCGTGCGCACGTACAACCCGGCGGACCCGACGGCGCCAGACCCCAAGCTGCAGCTGGCGGCCGACCTCATGGGCGCGGTGGTCTGCGCCCAGCTCTACGGCGGGGACTCGGCCCAGGGCGCCAGTGGCGGCCGGGCGGAGCCTGATGGGGCGCCCGGGGCGGTCGCCTCCGCCACGCAGGGCTCCGTGGCCGTGCAGTTCCAGCTGCCGGATATTGGCTCCTCGGCGCTCTCCTCCATGCTCCTGGCCTCGCCGCCCTACGGCCGCCTGCTGCTGTCGCTGCTGCAGGTCGCGGCGTCCGTGGGTCCCTACATTCCCAGCTGCCGCCCCTCTTCTCGGGTGCCGCCCGGATGACGGAGATCTTCCGCAACAAGCTCCCCGCGGACGAGGTGGTGCTGGAGTTCAACTTCGCCGACAAGCTCCCGGCCGGCGTCACGCTCACCGACACGGCGATCGTGGTGGCGGTCTCAGTGTCCGCGTACGGGCCGCCGGCGACCGAGACCGATCCCGAGCCCAGCGCGATCATCAACGGCGAGCCCGCGCTCGATCCGACGGAAACGCAGGTGCTGCAACCGGTCAAGGGCGGCGTGCCGGGGGTGCGCTACCTGTTCGACGTCCAGTGCGGCACGACGAGCGGCGTCTGGGAAGTCGAAACGCAGGCCATTTTACCCGTGGGGTATTGAACCAATGAATGAACCGACCGACAAACCGCGCCCGCTCCAGCTCCGGCGCACCGTGCAGGTGGTGCCTGGCGTGCACAACCGCATCGTCTGGACCAACGCCGTGGACGGGGAGTTCTTGGGAGAGGTCACGTTGATGGTGTTCCGCACCGAGCTGGCGATGACGCTCTCGCAGGACCTGACCGCGTGGCTGGGGGAGCAGTTGAAAGCCGTGACGCCGGTCCCGGCCGGTGTTCTTGAACAACTCAATGGGCGCGGCCAGCGCCGGATGTAGGAGTCCGATCCCATGCCCATGTCCACCTTCGTCGAGACCGCTGCGGAGCTGAACGCGCTGTTCTGCGCCGTGTTCACCGGCACCTGGGCGACCGTCGCCCTCAACGCCACCAGCTCCCCCGCGACCAACCTCTACATCTCGCTGCACAACGCCGACCCAGGGGACGGCGGCTCGCAGACGACGAGCGAGACCGCGTACACCAACTACGGGCGCATCGCGGTGGCGCGCACCACGGGCGGCTTCACCGTCACGCTGGGCTCTGGCACCACGCCCAGCAACGTGCAGAACGCTGCCTCGATCGGCTTTGCGGCCTGCGGGGCGACGGGCGACACGCTGACGCACTTCGGCGTTGGCCTCGCCTCCTCGGGCGCCGGCACGCTGCTGGGGTACGGGCCCATCGGAGCGGTGGCAGGCCCCTACGTCGGGTGGACGTCCACGCTTGCCAGCCCCGCCGTGTTCACCTGCCCGGGGTACACCCCGGTGCTGAACGACCGCGTGTCGATCTACCCCTTCCCGCAGTCCGGCGCCCTGGCGCTGATCCCCGCCGCCTTCACCCTCGGCACGCTCTACTACGCGGTCAGCGTGTCCGGCACCACGTTCCAGCTCTCGGCGACCGCCAGCGGCACCGGCATCAACGGCGCCACGGCTGGCAGCGGCATCCTCTACAAGCAGTCCCCGCTCATCGTCAGCTCGGGTATCACGCCGAGCTTCGCCGCCAACCAACTCGCGTACTACAAGTCCTGAAGGAGTCGCCCGTATGGAACCCGTCATCTGGAACTACGACGACACCGAGACTATGCTCATCGGCCCGAGCCAGAAGCTCACGCTCCCGCACAAAGGCGAGCACCACGTGGCCGAGTACAAGGGGCACAAGCTGCGCATCCTGCGCGTGGTGAAGCCGCTGTGGCCGGACGAGGCACACAGTGATCTGGTGCAGAGCTGGCAGGGGGAGTGCGACGGGGCGCCGGTCGAGGGCATGACCGCCGACCAGTCCAACCCGATCGCCGACGCGCTCGTCGCGCACGTCGACGCGCTGGCGTAAAGGGGAAAATTCATGCTTGGTTATAACGGCACTCTCTTCACCCTCAGCGGCCCGGGCCCCACGCTCACCGCTGCGACCGCTGCCTCTATGCTGGTGGCCGCGACGCCAGCTGCCGGCCAGTTGCGCGCGCCGCTCCCCGCTCTGTCATTGCGGGTGGGAACACAGTTCCGCTTCAAGGCGCGCGGCCTCATATCCTGCGCCGTCACGACCCCGGGCACCGCGCGATTCGACATCCGCTTGGGTGGCGTGATCGCGTGGGACTCGCAGGCTATGCCGCTTAACATCGTGGCGCAGACGAACGTGTGGTGGAAGATCGAGATCGAGTGCGTGGTGAGGCAGGAGGGCGTAACGAACATGGGCCTCCTCTGGGGGCAGGGTGAGTGGCTCTCGCCAGCTTCGATCAACACCGCGGCCCCCGCGACCGGCCCTGGTCCCGGCGGTCAACTCTTGCCGTACGGCGCGACGAGCGGCCTCACCGGCACGCTTGCCAACACCGCGGGCTTCGATACCTCCGTGCCAAACGTGTTCGACAGCTTCTTCACGCAGACGGTCGCCACCGGTTCGATGACGTGCGAGATGGCTGAGCTGACGATCCTGAATTGACCTACTCGTGAGGGGTTAAGCCATGGCGCCTCCCGGCCCTCCGCGCAGGCCGCCGGGTCCGCCGTTCCTGCCGCCGTGGCCTCCGGGGCCGCAGCCTTTAGCGCAGAGCGTCGCGCCGCCCGCGACGCCTTATGTTGGCAATACCGGCGTCGCGTCTGGGCCTAATAACAATGTTGGCGGCACGGGGAATTTCTCATTCGCCGTCAGCGCTAATGTTGGCAGTGCGGTGGTGGGCTTTGTCGCGGGCAACTCGAATTACCTCGTCCCGAGCGTAACAGACCAATTCGGCAGTCCCTGGTCGGTATGGCCGACGACGGTCGGCGGCATCTTAGATGACCTTTACCTGTTTTGGTGCCCAAATCTTCTAGGCACTAACCCCGCGGTAAATATTCAGTATCAGACTGGCCAGAATCCTCCGTCGAACGTGCTGTGGGCGCAGATCGTTGGCGCGAACCCAGGCTGGTTCTTCGACGTAGCGCCAGTCACAGCGTACGCAACGAGTGGCACGACCCGCACGCCGTCGATGGTCACGGCGTCG